ATGTAATAGTACAATAGAAACAATAAGACTTATCTTTCATGAACTAATGCACAGAGCATTTGAACTTTACAACTGGGATGCAGGAAAAGAAGAAGAGATTATTACTTGGGCCGACGAAGAAACTAAAGAAGTGTTCAAGATTGTAAAAGAAAATCTAAAGCTATGATTACAAAAGTAGTCAGAAAGGCATTAGATATAAAACCATCTGGAAGGAGTAGTGATTTCATTACTCCTTCTTTTATTCATGGGTGTTTATATAAGTGCCATTATTGTTACATGCGCCGTAACAAGCCGGAAGGAATATCTATTGCTATCAATGTAGATGAAATACTAGATGTTATTAACAAGCATGCTTTATTTACTACAGTTGACAAGCCTAATCAGACACATCCAGTGTACACTACCTACGATATATCCTGCAATGAAGACTTTGCATTGCATTTGAAATATCACGAATGGCAGAAGATATTTGATTTCTTTGTAGAGCATCCTGTTGCAATGGCTACATTTGCTACAAAGTATGTCAATCAAAAGCTACTAGAATATAATCCAAACAGAAAGATACGGATTAGATTTTCACTAATGCCGCAGTCACTATCTGATATATTGGAGCCAGACACATCAAAGATTATAGATCGCATCAAAGCTATCAATGATTTTTATGCTGCAGGCTATGACGTGCACATTAACTTTAGTCCAATACTTGCATTAACAGATTCAAAAGCTTTGTACACAGAGTTGTTTGAGCAAGTCAATGACATTGTAGACGACGAAATAAAAAAGCACGTCCTCGCAGAATGTATCATGCTAACTCATAACGAGAAGATGCATATACATAACCTAGAGAACGCGCCGTCTGATGTAGAAAAGCTATTATGGAATCCAGAATGGCAAGAGAATAAAACCAGTTCTTTTGGGTCTGAGAATATCAGATATCGCCACGATTTGAAAGCAAAACTTGTCAATCGATTTGTATCTTTACATCATAGTATCATACCCTGGAACAAAATACGTTACATCTTTTAAACAAATAATATGAGCATAGTTATTCTTGATTTTACCAATGGTGAAGTTTATTTAATCGATTACAATCCTGATGCAGATGTTGAGTACCAAATCAACAAGTTTTTTATAATCTTGTCAAATGGAGCAACATTAGACAACTGCGAATACATGGTTGTAGATAATACTAAGATTACATTTTACCAGAACAAAGTAAAAGTAAAACTACAAAGATAAAATCATATCAATCATACGAGGGTCCGGGTATATATCGTTCTTACCTTGAAACACATTGCCATGAGTATATATGCCCGGCACTCTGTTTGCATAATCGAGTATGTACCCGAATGCCTTCTCTACTCCATACTTTCTGATATGCTCTGCAAGTCCTTTCTTTAAATCCATGCCATATTCATCACGACAATGCTCTGCTATTATTTGGCATTGCTCTATCTGTTTGTCTGAATACTTATGAAAATACCTATGGAATCTATATGTCCACCCTAAATCATAAACTTGTGATTCAGAAACAACATTGCCATAAGCAGTGTAGTAAGAGTTTGTCTGTCCTGCTATCCAAGCTTGTTTTCCATTTACTATTGTATAGTACCCACCTTTTGTCAGTCCTCCCATACTACATATCTCTACGCCAATAGACTCTCTGTGTAGTGGAGTATTACCTACTGATGCATGCCAGGCATAAGATCCTTTCGGCATACAACGGACAGTTATCCCATCATGTCCGTTATCTCTCCCACTTATATGAACACCACCAACTACAAACTCAGTAGCAATAGAGTTTGAATCATTGCTCCAGAAATCTACTGTAGCCTTTGGATTATCCCAACCAGCAGTATGATGAAACATTAACCATTTCTTTTGGAAAGGACCCAGGTAATAATTAGGAATCCATTTGTCTTTTTCCTGCTTACCTTTTGTTAGCATGTACTCAACAAACTCAGTTTCTTTATTGACACTACTATCTCCAGTACCAAGTAATGCTGCCCAGGTAATAGGTCCTACAATGCCATCGGCGACAAGACCATATTGCTTTTGAAAGTCTATTACTGCATCGTGTGTATCGGCGCCAAAGAACCCATCTACGGCAACTTCTAGTATTTTTTGAAGCGTTATAACATCTTGCCCTTCGCTTCCTATTTTTATTGTTGTCATAGTTTTACGCGCATTTTAAGGTAAACATTTGTGTATCTTGGAGTAACTGATGTGTTTGTGTTCCATACTGGATCAGGTGAAACTTCTCCATAAGTATCTGTAGTTCCTGATATTGTATGATTGTGAGTTCCACCATTTGGTGTTGTAAATCCAGTAGCACCATTATCTCCAGGACTACCATCTACTTTTCCTTGATTTGGTGTACCATTATCCCATACATCAAATGTATGAGTATGTTCACCAGTTGATGTAGTGCTTCCTGTAACAGTATGACTATGGTCAGGAATATCAGTATCACCTAATATTCTTTGAATAGTTCCACCATTGATATTACCTGGCAACAAAAGACCTGTATTAGTTCTTGCTCTAAGATAGTTTTGTTCTGATGGAGATACTAAATCTGGTAACTTAAAAAATCCTGGTGTAGATGGCGCGCCATAAGTAAAACCTATTATTGCATATAAATCTGGATATGCCGCAATGCTTATTTCATTTCCATTTGGTTCTAGCCATTTATCAGACCAAGAACCTGAAGAGGTAACAGACATTATAACATCACCTAATGCTACTTGACTTGATTCAGCATCACATAATTTATTAGCAAGCATAATAATACTTTGATTTGCTAAACTTATTGCCTGTTCTAAATTGCCTAAATATACATTTAATCCAAGACCAGATGCTGTAATTACAGTATCTTCAGTCATGTTACATGGATCAGTAGCGTTAAGATTTCTTGCACTATAATCATCATTTAATATAACTGATACTGGAGTTTCTACTGGATCAACTGGAAAGTTTACAGTAGCTTGCCAATCTTCAATACCTACACCTGTATCAGTATTAGTTGCACCACCTCTTGCTACTTTAGTCCAGGTTATTGATGGGCTATCAAGTATCTTTGGTATCTGTGCCGGGCGTACAAATGATGTGAATCCTAATGGAGATACACCAGCTGCATCGGTATTATCACCAGTATTTATCTTTGCATCGGTTGTAGTCTTTGCAATGCCGGCTCTAGTAAGCTGTGCTTTGTCTGTTGGTTCTTTAATAAACGGTACCGAATCGCACCAGTCAGACATTGTTTGCTCTGTTGGAATATCCTGAGAGTTAAATCTATCTGTGTTTGTTGGGTCGAAGAAGAAGTTTCTTTGTCGTAATGCCATGGCTTTATATTTTTAGTTATACGAAATCAGTTCCATAAGGTTTGTTAATCTGAAATAGTCTATTGTCGCAAGGTGGATTGCCACTTTCTATGTGCATATAGTCAATACCATCAGGCTTGCCATCTAATGGCAGTACACCAAACTTTCTAAGTATTGTCCTAATGTCTATGCCTTGGCAATGAAAGTGCTTTACTAGACAGTCTACAAACTTTTCATCTACAAAGTTACCAGGGTATTTCCACTCTGGACAATTGTTTACATCGTATGTCAGACTATATGTGTTATGCTCCATTGCTTTCCATTCTAGCATAGCAAGAAACAAGTATAACACTCCCATATCTTGAAGCATTAGCATCTGTTTGCCATTACTGGTTATGCCCCACTTGCCAAGTTCGTAGTAGGAGCATGCCCAGTTTTGTGTTACTTTGTTGGCAATCTCATATACATTGCCTACTCGTCTATCGAAGTCTGTTATTACTTGCATCCGCAGGGAGTTGATGGGTTTGAAGGAGAAGGTGCATAGCTATATCCGTTACATGGTTGGCAATCGCTGCAGTTATCAGGACATCCGCAGCCACAATCAAAGCCACAGTTTTTAACATAGTCACGCATCTTTTTATAAAGTTCAAGTATGTTATTGACATTGCATAGTCTTTGGTCAGATATATCCCAGTTGCCAAGATACCAAAGTCTGTCTGTTGTTACCAATGGCATTAGCGCGTGAAAAAACATAGTGCTTAGTTCTACTGCCTTGCGCCTTGCTTCTTCGTAAGATTCTCCAGCGGCCGTACATTTGTCAGCACATGGGTCTTGACATAACCAACGGTTCATTAATCTAGATAGACAGGCATACAAATCACAGAACTCATAGATAAAATCGCATTGTGTTTCACCAGGACCTAATTTACCTGATTCTAATGTTACAATAGGACAAGTAATACCTTCTTCAAGATCAACTTCACTTAATATATTTATTGATACTTGTAATAATGTTGCTGCTACATTGTCATCTGGTCCAATATTATCTTCTATTAAATCTAATAATGCATCAACATCATCTTGAACAGTCATATCATAAAATGTATCTACAGGTATTATTTCGTTGCCAGATATAATAAGAGAAAATATGTAAGGACTTGATTCAGGTATTTCGTAAAAAAAACTACAAAACTGAAATGATTTTGTTGATATTGGTTCTGAACCATTTTCATATGTATATGAATAAATTAATGTGTTATTTGCTTGTATTACAATTTTGTATTTATCTAAATCGTTAGCTATTGTTATTATTCCAGGCACTTCTGTATCTCCTGGATTTAGCAAATAAACAGAACCTCCACCATTTGCATTTAAATATGTTTGTACGGCAGCTAATATGTTTGACGATTGCAATGGAAAATCAAAACCAGCTGGTGGATTTAATGGTATTGTAGTAATTGCACCTGTTGGTGATATCATTTTTATTTCTTTTGCAACCATTCCAGGAACATTAGGTACTAGTGCATATGATACATAAGGAAATGTACGTTGAACTGGCTCAATATCTATTGGTACATCAAAAAGATAGGCGCATATTTCAAACACTCCATCTCCGGGAAG